ATGCCATTTAGACGACCTTTCGCAATCAAATTCCGAACAGTTCTCGTTGTCCTGTCGATACGAGCAGCAACCACTGATGACGGATAGAGCCGCTCTCCACTGGGAGTGAAGCAGTGACTCAACATGCTGGTACTCATAACCTTACGCCTCCTCAACGTCTAATTGGGAGCGTGTTCGGATATTCCAGTTTTTGCCGTTGAGCGGATAATGAGGGCACGAACACGCCTCATCAAAATGCAAAAGCAGCCCTCAAACCGTCACGAATATTGAGTGAGGTGGACGCGGTGCATGTCGGTTGACCAAACGAACCCAGTCGCCTCTGGCAGGCTGCAATGATTTTAGTAAAAGAGAATTGAAGAACGGGTGAATAGAAAATCTGGTTACAAATTGAAGCTTTGTCAATCTCAACCAAAAACCTCTATTACGACATGATGCTTTAGAGTGCTTTTTCCCAACTTCTGTCTTAAGAGATTTTTCAGTTCCCGCTTGTTTTGGATGTTCCGTTGACACTACCAACGATCCTGCACCGCTTAAAAGACCTAACCGCACAAGTTCACGTCGGGTCAAGGATTTGCGAGAAATGGCCTCAATGATTTTGGCCCTGTTCAGGTGGACAAGCTCGACCTCTGAACTCCGAGTTGATGGCCAATACGGATTCAAGTATTCACCTAGCCAATCATACACAGCAGCGCGATATGGTTTGCAAGGACATTTCCCCAAATTTTTTCGTGCGCAAACAAAAGCCCCCACCCGAAGGCAGGGGCAGACGGAAGTGTCGTGCTTCGGGTCAGATTTTTGCCCACTGTGCTTCGATGGTGCCGACTTGGTCGGTCGCCGTGCCAATACCCGAACAAGCAAATGGCACCCTCGTGATCGTTCCATTCAGTCCATTGAAGACCGCCACAGTGTGAGCATTCGGGTCTAGGTAAGCCCGAGTGAAGCTGTTGTCTGATGCCGCTGCCGTTGTGTCTACGTCACGGCATTGGAATGCAACTCCCGCTACCGTTTTCCCAGTAACAACGAGCGAACTCAATGTTCCTTCGAAGATCGTCTGCTTGCCGTCCCCCTGTGGCCCGGTGAAGAACGTACACGAGTTGTTTTCTCCCGCCATAGCTAACGGAACCAATGAACCCGGAGAAACAAACTCAAGGAACCCGGGCTGGAAATTGCACACGGCATCGTAGGACTGTTGCAAACGGCTGGCAGCTGGTGTGGCTTGGAACATCACTGCCCAATCGAACATTCCTGCGAGGAACGGCTTGGTGCCGGCCCCGGGAAAGATGTGTGAACCGGCCCGTTGCGATGTGGCCAGGTGGATGGTTCGGCTGTTGGTGACTCCCCGGATCGGCAACACTCCCGTTGATCCACCGCAAGCAATCATGCCGAGCACAATGAGGCTGGCCGTCACAGATGTCACTAAGTCACGTTTGTTAACCATACTGAACCACTTTTGTAAGAATCGTTTCATTGTCGTCCTCTTTTCTGTGAGCGGGATTCAGAGTTCCCGGTATCCCAACCAAACGCGAGTTGGCCCTGTGCGTCGAGAGCGCATCGGTTATTACTGGATTGGTAAATAGGCTGGTCAGTCCAACTTACCAGGACGTTTTTTGCATTGAATTAGTTCGTCAGGTGAGATAGTCACCGCAAAGGGGAGAGTTCGTTGTAATATATGCGCAACACCCCCCACGTCAGTCGACAGGAAGACCCGTAATGGCCGACAAAGGTAAAGACGAACAGCTCAGCACCATCATTGGAGAAATATCCGGCTTGGTGGGGCTCTATGTGGTATTCATCTTTATTTCGGGTTGGACATACTTGGATGCGTACTACTCATCGTTCGGAATATATGCGCGCTGGCTAGACCTGTCTGTTCCTGAAACCCTGACCAAAGGCTTTCTGATTCTTTTTGAAAAGCACGGCCATTGGCTTTGGGTCATTTATGTGTTTGTGCTTGTAGTGCCTGTGATTTTTGAAGTGGTTCCTCGCTTTAAAACACGCTTAAAATCCCAAATTATTGTTGCCGCGATTATGGTGGCCTGTCTCCCAGCAACGTACTTGATTTCGAGAGATGCTGGCCTTTCTGCTGCATCGACCAACCAAGGAGACGATACCAATCTTCCATTTATTAGATTCAACACGAAGTGCGGCATGTTCTCTGGACGACTGCTATTTGTCAAAGAGCATGATTTGTATATCCATGATCTGACAGAGGACAAAGAGGTCAAGACGAGTAGTGGTTGTTTCGTGCTTTCGCGGAAAGAACGTGGAAATCACTTTCTCTACATATATCGACTTGAGGACGTTAAGGAAGTTGAAATTATTGAGCGACGAACAGGAGGATAAATGTTAAGAAGAGCCATACCGATATTGTTTTGCTTCGGCCTGCTGATGACCTTTTCTTCCTTTGCGGGGGCCGACGTTTTGAAGAAGAAAGATAATGGAACTATTGTTGCAGTTGGCCACCTAAAGGAAGCCGACGAAAAGACGATCCACTGGGAAACGTGCGATGGACAGGAGACTGCCTTCGCACCACGAAAAGAGTACCTATACAAGCAAGGAAATCACGACTGCAACAGGGGGGCAACGAACCAATATCCCCCCAACGAGGAGCAACAGGGTAGGGAGGCATCACGTTCCCATGATCGGGCTGCCGATAGTGCTAAAGGCGACTGGAAGCCGGTTCCTGTAACTCGGCATTAGCGATTCTCAATTCCGATCCAGTTTGCCTTTAAGATAGCCGTTCAACTCAGCCTGTTCGTTGGCCATGCGTTCGAGCAGTTCTACGGTCTTGGCAGTATTCTCCTGAACGTGTGTCAGGTGATTCTCTGTAATCGTGGTCAGCCGCGAGTTCATGGTGTGGATGCCGACCTTTGCCTGAGTCCATTCGTGCTTGATGGTCTTGAGAACCTGACGCAATAGGATTAGGCCGATGGTGCCAAGTGCCCCGAGGGCGGTCACGGCGACAACGCGGAGGGTGCTCGGTGTTAACTGATTAATGAGATCGTCTGGAAATTGCATACGTATACCCGTTTGTTGGTTGACCCGGCCCAAAAGAGCCGGAGAGTTGTTCTCATCCTTTAAGTTGTTAATCATTGTTCCGGGCCCAAACGGTCAGGTATGTGCCGCTGACAAATGTGTTGGACGAAGCTGCTACTGCGGTTAATGTGTCGTAGCTGGTCAATTGAAAACGCTGCAATGGCAGATTAGTTCCCAGGTCAGAGAAGAAACTTGATCCACGGAACAGCGTTGGTGCGGTGGCGACTGATGGCGATTGCTCGTTCCCGATTACATCCAGAACCTTCACGGCACCCGATGCACCGTCAATCAGGATGGTACCCGAACGTTGTGTGTTGCTGAGAGTTTGGGCCAATGGCAATCCCGGAATGGCTGTTGCCCCTGCTCCCGTGGTCACTGCCGCGATGTTTTCTTCTACCGTGAAAGAATTGGTCAGTGCTGTGGTGGATATCGATGCTGCACCACACAAGAAGCGGCCAACTGGAGTTCCACCTGAGTAGCCCTTGATCTGATACTTAATCATGAACTGCTGAAAGGTACTCGTGGTTGTCACTGGCCCAACCGTTACGCCTGAACCTGTGGCCGTGCCCAGGAACTGCCAGCCTTTCGCATCGGCTGCCAAGGATGCACGGGTCGGGTTGCTGAAGGTGACCGCGGCTCCGTCAGTGGTTCCCAAGAATGTATTTGAAGCACCCACTGCTGTTGGTAAGTCTGCGGCTGCGATCTGAATGTGATTGCCTGATCCTGATGTGCTGATTGTCTTACCAATCAGGGTGTCGGTTGTGCCCCTGCCAACGAGCTGGTCGGTTACGGCTGGCATCGTGAGAATGCCCGATGCAACAGCCGAAGCCTTCACCTGCGTTGTTCCGCTAGTCGAACCGTTGAGGTTTAGGGTCGTTCCTGATAGCGAAGGTGTTTGCCACGTTGCCGCAGTTCCGCTAGTTGCAGTCAAGACCTGATTGGCTGAGGGGGTGCCAGTTACATTCACTCCGTTGATTGTGCCAAGTGAAAGCAAAGGCAGCACGGTTAGGTTTGGATATAGCGTTCCTGAGTATGGCGCAGAAGGGCCAACGATGCTGGTGAAAGGCCCAATGACAACCGAGCCTGTTCCGTTCGCCCCCGACCACACAGCATATGTGTACTGCGTCCCCCCAGGAGACAACTCGGCATTGCCCCAAGCCTGCATGATGGCGGGTGGGTTGCCGCTGCCGTCGAGATTGAAGATGTAACTGTTAGGAGCGGCACCACCTGTGCTGATGATGGTCGCCGGGCCACCGATCAACGTGAGTGCAATGGAACCGTTGGCAACCGGCACACCCGAGACCGTAATAGGAAGAGAAAAAAGACTGAACATTGCGTTTTTACCTGCTAGTACCCCACCGACAATTTCATGCCGGGGTATTTGTCTTTGAGTTTGGCGTGAAGGTGCCAAACCGTGTCTGTTGGTTCGAGACCAAATGCATCTTGCAAGAGTTGAAAATGCTTAACCCTGAATTGCTTGTGCGCGTGTCCTGTCTGAGTGTGTAGGTGCGAAAGGGGAATGGCTCTTTCGTGGTCTGGGTGCGTCAAACGGGCGACATCTGAATGTTGGTGCCATTCGTTCAGGCTCCATTCCCAACCGTCTCTGTCGATCTCTACAACCAGCAAAATAAAACCGTCAGCGAGTTCCACATGAGAGCTGCCCGGCATTAAGGCGTAATAGGGGACACCGCTTTCGTGTGTTCCTTCCCAAACGTTTTTTGGACAAATGTAATAACACTTCATAATTAGCACCTTGGCAGAATGTTTCCGTTGTGAGTCAGAACACAAGGGGTCTTGCTGCCGATGAAATAACATTGGTCGCCTGACACCACCAATCCCACGCACAACCCGCCTTCGACCACCTGATTTGTTTCCGTAACGGTTGTCGCTCTGCCATCACGCAAGAACAATTGCTGGTCTTCGATTTGTGGTGTGCGTATATCGCCTGAAGGTGTTGGCCATGTATGATTTGGCGTCACGACAATCGTTTCGCCACACTCGGTCACAACCGATACCCAGTCGTAAACCCAGTGATGGTTCACTTCCAACACCGTCACCCACCTGTCTTTGCCCAACAACTTGTCGCCGACGATGACTTCATCAATGCGAACAACGCCCTTCTCGATGTGTTCCACCACCATGTCCCCACGAGGGCAAGTCGGGTCACCTGTTCCGCTTCCGCCTGTTCCTGAACCGGATGATGGAGCTGTTGTTACGGCCAACGGGCCATTGTTCACAAACAAGTGGTCGTTGCGTCCCGCAATGTAGGTGGCGCTATTGTTCAGAGCTGTGTAGCAAATCGCCGGTGTACCAACCGCGCCTGAAGCTTGTGAGTTGGTAACGAACTGAATTCCAGCGGTCGGATTGGCGTCATCGACATACGGATATACCCAATAGTTTGTTGAGGCCGTCAATCCCGTAACGGTCAGGTTCCCCAAGAACGTTGACAAGGCGACTGTATTGCTTGCCTGATTGGGGTTGGGCATTGTGCCCCTAACGACCGTAACTGTCGTACTTCCGCCCGTGCCGTCCCACAACAGATTTAGCGTGGTGCCGGGAACTGCCGACGCCCACTTAATAGAACCTTTCCACGAGGGCGGAATGTTGCCCAATCCCGGGCGATAGATGCCTGTGTTCAGGTCTATCGTGCCTGGGCCGCTACCCGGCAGCACGAATGGAAATGCAGCGGCCTGGGATAGCGGCTGCGGCCTTCCACCCAATGTATTGAACGAACAGAATTTGAAAGTGATGGTCTTGCCGTAATAACTCGGGTCGTACTGATACGTAAATGAGGCTTGATCCAGACGCGCAAACGTGTCGCCGATGTTATGAGGCACATTTTGCGTCCCCATCAACCCGCGATGGAACGTGTCCAACTGGAATGTGTTTGCGCCGACCAGTGTTGAATTCTTGTAACTAAACAACTCGAACGCATTGTTGCCGTGTGCAGCATCCACAATCGCGCAAAGGCTGACACTTTGGTTGAAGTCGCTGGTGCTCATTGAAGGCAACTGAGAACCTGCGCTCGTCATTGCCACTTGGAAATTCGTCGGGTCTGGATCGGCTGCGAGCTGCGACACCGCCACATTGTCGAACCAAGCCGTGCCGCTTTGAATGCCTCCATATCCCAATTGGCAGTAAACGCGAATCGTTCCCGTTCCAATTGGCTGGAAGATAGATGACACAAATGTCCAATCGTGCGCTGTATCATCGGCGAGAATTCCCACGTCTGGATGAGAGGGCGGCGAAAATGTACTAAGCGCAGCAAAATCAGTCCCGGATTTGCTGAGGATTGTGAATCCTGTAACGCCGGAAACCGTATCCACGTTCAGCACGGCACCGAGACCAGGGTCTGCTGAAGGCATCACACCTGTTTTTATCCATCCAGACAACTCGTACGTCGTGCCGCTCGTGACACTCAAGTCCTGATACGAAAAAGAGTCGTTGGCAATCGTGTTGATGATCCTGAGACTGCGCGTTCCAAACCTCAATACAGTGCTGTCCGGCACAAGGTTGACTCCACTGCCGAACGTCCAGCCTGTGGCTTGAGAAAACAGACTGCCTGTTTCACCATCGCCATTCGTGATGAGATTGGTCGGTGCCCAAGTGGTGATGAGAGTTCCCAAACGTGCAGGGTTGAGGATTGGTGGGCCAAACGGCTGATAAGTGATGCCATCAAAGCTGGTGAACGGCTGGCATCCTCCCCAATCTGGCGAATTACCCGTTACGAAGCCAAAAAGGATATTGCCCTGCTGCAACCCAAGACGGCTCGGTGCTTCGAATATCAGTGCTGTCGTATTGCCCGGGTCGGCCTGTCCTGCGTTCGGTTTGAAACCCACGCCTGTCTGCTTTGCATAGAGCGTTGGCTGTGCTGTCCCCCAAGGGAATTCTTCCGCAGTGATTTCCAAACCATTTTCGTCTGGGTGATCGACAATCTGTTGAATGCGAACGGGCAACTTCGTCCAGCCCAGTTCGGGAACCGTGATGGTGACCAAGTCCATTGGTTCCAAGTACGAGTAATTGTGGGTGATGCTGAAGGTGTACTGAGCGCGGATGTTCACCGAACGCTTCACGCGCAAGTTTCCAGCAAACTGTGCGGCTGCCAATGTGCAGATAAAGTCCCAGCTCTGTGGGTCTTCAGTGCGCAGGCCATAACGCTGAATGGCAGCGTCGTCTTGCTCGGTTGTAACCTCTGAGTTGTAGCCGTTCAGGCGGTTCGTCCAGGTGATCTGAACTTTATTGTTGGCGTCCTGCCAAGCAGTCCGGGTAACCTTCACTCCCGCGCCAAGGAAATCATCGTCGGTCAGATCGACGACAGGCTGCGTGTTGGGAACATAAATCTGGCCATTGGCGGCGGCTGATGTATCGCCATACGGAACCAACTTGAGCTGTCCTTCACTCCAGAATGCCGCCGTCATACCGGCTTCAAGAATGCTTCCAATGACCGACGCGACCGGTGTCTGCGAATTAATCAGGGGAGAGACAAAGAAGTTGTTCGCGATCCAGAAATTCGACGCCTGAGTCCAATCGCCAAAAGCCGAGGTTGGAAAGCCGTTGCCAAAGAACGGATCGGACAATAGGGCTCCAATGCAATCGGCCGGATCGCAGTCAACGTTGCCAGCCCCGAACTGATACGGGCCTGCAATCTCGAACGCGTAATTCGGCAATTCCCCGTTGCTGCCCAAATCCATTGCGCTGCTGGCGACAATGGCAGTTTCGGTGTAGCCAATGGCTGCTTCAGGATGACGCGAAGACAGATAAGACCAAACGGTTTGGCCCTTGGCTCCATTCAGCAGCGTGATGTTGAGAGCAGTCTGGGCGTCTGAGTTCTGGTTCTGCGTGTTCGTGACGTAGCTGATCTGAACCTGCTTCGTCGTATCAGCAGCAGCAAAGGTATAGAGACCGCCACCCGTGGCCGTGTACTGTCCCGCGCTGGGAGACGATGCAACCTTGGTAAGCGTCGCGCCGGATGGGTAAAACACCACTCCGCTGTCTTGCAGAAAGTCGGCTGAGTCCTGTACAAGAATCTGAAACGGTGTGCTCGGGATCGTCGCAGTCTCAACATTGTTTATGTTGAGCAGGTTGTAGGAATAAGTGATGTTGACGGTCTTCCCACCATCGGCTGCATGAAATGTGTAAATGCCAGTTGAAGGGTTGACGGTGTACTGTCCTGCGCCAGCTCCGACCTTCATGGGAACCTGATAAGTGCCTGAAAGCGTGACCGGACCCGGTGAGCCGAAATCATTTACGACCTGGCTGTAGCTCTGTCCAAAGCCCACTCCCATGTCACCTTTGAACAATCCGTGATTGGTGACCGTGTACGTGCCACCACCCGGTGGGATCGTGAAGCCTTCAGTAACGTTGGTCTGGCTGAACCTGCCCTTGGTGTCCCAAACACTCACGATGCCCGAGACTGGGCCAGAGCAAAGCGCGCCCATTGTTGCGGCTGTGTAGGTGTAGGTTGTATTTGTCTGGGCTGAACCGCCGCCACCGCCCAAACCCTTGCCGCCACCGCCGCCGGATGCAGTCTGTTGAACGTGCGGAATCGCTGTGAAGTCGGTGTAATAGATGAGAGATTGCGATAGACGACGCTGGCCCAAGAGGATAGGCAGAGCACTGCCGTTCACCGCCTGGGTGATGTTGATGCCAGCGAGTTTTGTTGGTGGTGTTTGAGCCGGTGCTTTCGGCTTCTTTCCGAATAATAATGACATGCTACTTCAGCCTGAAAAAGAGGCGAGGGCGATTCTTCAAAGTCGAATCCTGTTGAAAATCTGAATAGATAACGCCAATGCGGTTTACCGCGTGGGCAATGGTGGAACCTTCAAGGATGATTCCCGAGTGTGCGAAGGCATGGGCAACACGGAACAGTACGAGGTCACCGGGCTGGGCTTCGGCTTCGGGTATTTCTTCTGCGTGTTGGCGAACCGTATCGATGTATTGCGTCGTGACAGTCTCTTTATGTAGGTGCGCTTGGACTGAGTAATTGCCAAGATCAACCTCAGGCACGAGACCCAGTTCTCTGTAAACGCACAGGACGAAGGTGGCGCAATCGCAGCCGACCCCTTTCAGTTGGCCTTGGGCAATGTACGGAGTCTTTGCCAGCACCCATTCTTTGGCTGTCTGGACGATCTGTTCGCGTTGTTCTTGTGTGGGCATAATTACAAAACCGTTTCGGGCTGCGGAATGAACTGGAACCCGCCGTAGTGAATGCTGTTTGAAAATGTGTTCTGGCAAGTGCTGAACAGCAGATCGCACCCGGGCTGAACCGTCATCTGGTCGCTGACTTGGATCGGAAGAATGAAGGGTGCGTCCAGCACGAATTGAGTCGTGCTGTTCTGCTGCTTGATCTTTGCGGCCATGCCCGTGTTTTGACCGCTCGTGAACTTCACAACTCCGAGGGCGTAAGGCAGCGGATTGGTTCCGACCGAAGGCAATGCCGCGGTCGTGTTAATGGTTAGATTGGTTGAACCGCTGGCGACCTGGGCCGCAACCTGAAAGCTGGCAGAACTCAATGCACAGTGCTGGTCGAACAGCGTGAAGCGGCAAGGCGACTGAATAATGTTGGGCGGTGTCGCAAGGTTTAGGCGATACAAAAGATCGGCAACAGTGAAGGTGCATTTGCTACGGGTGAGGCTGTCAACGTTCGTGATCTCACCCATGAACTTAATTTCAAAACCCAAGCTGGTGTCGAAGCCGTTCGGGTGGGGGTTGGGCGTTACAGCGTTCAATGGGGAATAAGCCGTATAGACCCACACCTGCGCTTTGTCGAACAAGCCCGTGCTGACGGTCTGGAAAAGTGGAACGTTGGTGCCGGGAAAGAAAACCTGCGTGTCGTTGGGGATCGAGACCGACAAACTCATCGTCTGCGATGCAAGATTGCCCATCATGGCCGTGCTGGTGATGTCACCGCGAGACCAAGAACCATATCGGGTGGCATAGAACGTAGTTGGCGGTGTGCCGGCATTCGCGGCATCCAACTGCCAGGTCGTGGCGGTGATGCTCTGCCCGTTGGTCAGGTTCACGAGGAACAGGTCTGCGCGCTGGTATTCCTGATGACTTTGTAAAAACGCTTTGAGTGTGTCTGGTAACTGTTTCTTCATTCTCCTTTCCCTACAAAATGATTGATTGGAATTTGACCTGGGCTATCTGCCACACATTGGTGAAAATCTGCGAGAGGTCGCTTAGGCTGTCATCGGAAAACCGACAACGAAAGTAATAACCGCCACTCCAAGCTAGGACTACGCCGTTCGCCGGAGCTGACGTAAACGTGATGACTCCCTGCGTGGTCATGCTGAAAGCAGCGGTCGGTGCTCCGTTGACGTAAATGACTGGCGTTCCGTTCGCGTTCTGAATGATGTCGGCATAGTTGCCGATTGGTCTCGTGAGCTGAAACACTTTGGTAGAGCCGTCACCAAGTCCGAACGTCGCTGGTGCAGTGGACGCAATGATATTGTCGTGCGGATCATTGAACAGCCACGAATTCGCCTGTCCCTGCATCTGCATGTAGAAGCCGACGAGCTGATTCAAATAAGAGGTAGCATCGTTAAACGTTCCCTTCAGAAGCGGGAAGGTCAGATCGAAGCTCCATGTGCAATAAGGAGTCGTGCTGATGCGGGTCTCGCCACGTCTCGAAACCGGAGTCTCAATGAGCGTGTTAAATTGCGGAGACTTCTTGATCGGCCAGCCACGGGAACCAGCAGGATATGTTGGAAGAGGTAAAACACTGTTCGACATCGCCGGTTACACCATGTTCTGACTCCTTAATTGGGATTGGGCTTTCTTGAAGAACCTGTCACCGTGGCGTTCGAGGATGCGATCCATCCCTTCAGCATCAACGGCATGAATGGTCGGAGCGAACACAAGATGGCTCGGTTGGCTTTGTGCGTTACCTGATTGACTGCCCACCGACTTCACAATGAAACTGCTTATGTTGCGAGGCAAAATCATTTCTTCTGGGTGAGTTCGCACATTCATCTCACGGTTAGGCAACAAGGCACCACGGGATGCGGCTGCATCAGCCACAAACGCTTCACCCGCAGCCATAACAGACGCGGCGGCTGGAATGTTCCCGGGAAACGGAACATCTGCAAGCGTATTGGCTGCTGCGGTTGCCGTGGATGATTGTGCCTCTGCAACGTTGCCCGTTATCTGGGCGTCTGTGTGGATACCCAATGCAGCTAGAGCGGAGGCGAAAAAACTGTTGTCTGTTGCTGCCATGAAAAGTTTTGACTCGACATATTGCAGTGCAACTTTGATGGTGTCCCCGATCATGCTTTGGGCCATGCTGCGGAAATCTGCCTTCCCTGTCGTTGCCAGCTGCGCCAGATTGTTGTTCATGCTAGCCACACCTTGCTTGAAGGTGTTGGCCAGTCCGACTTGCCACTGCTTGCCTTCCTGGGCCATTTGGAGCAAGGTGCCTTTGAAAACATTGCCGAGTTTGGCGGTGGCGACTAGCTGTGCCGCGATGTCCTGTTCGCGCTGCAACTGGTCTTGATGCAACTGCGCATCGATTGCGAGTGTGCTCTTGCCCTGAGATTGCGCAACACTACGTAGTTTTTCGAGTGCCGCGATTTCACGGTCAATGGCTGCAAGGTGATTGCTCGACGCTACCTTTTGCGCAGCGGCCAGTTCGTCTTCGAGGTCTACCTGCTTGCGAATGGCGGTCTCTGCGGCTGTGTAATCAGCCATGCCGAGACCTTTATTGGCCTTCGCAAACTGCTGTAAACGCACCGCGACCTCTTGCTCCTTATTGAACTTGTCGTATGCCGAGGCACCGGCGAGGATTGAATCGATCTCTTTCTGGGAGACAAGTGGCGTTACCGTGAGCTGGTGGAGGGCAATGCGAGACGCGATCATCTCGTGAATGGACTTCATCGCCAGAGCGACTTGCTCGTTACCTTCTTTAGTGTTTCTGGCCTCGTTCTCTTTGAAGAGGTTTTCTTCAAAGGTCTTTGTAAGCTCTTTCTGTTTGTTCAGAGTGCTGGCGTAAGCGGAAATGATCTGAGTATCGTGAGTCGCCTGAAGGGCTTCGATCTGCTTGTTGGTCTGCGCAACGAGTGCGGGGTGACCGGCCTCAAGCGCCTTTATCTTCTGAAGGTGTGCCAGCTCTGCATTAAATTGTTTGTCCAGGGCGTTTTGCTGCAAAGCCGCTAGCTGGCCTGCGGTGATCTTGCCCTGCTGAAGTTGAAGTTCATAAGAAGCGATCTGTTCCTTGGTCTGGGCGTCAACGACTTTCTTGGACTCCGCGAATAACTTGTCCTGATAATCGATGTTGTCGTGCAGCTCTTGCAGGGCGGCCTCAGTGCGTCTCTGTCCATGGGTGATGAACGAATCGGTTATCTGCTTCTGGACGTTGTCAGCAACACTGAAGAGCGCCTGCTGGGCGGAGCGCTCGGCTGCGTGGTCTTTTTCCCTGGCTGCTAGGAAACGCGGGTCAGGGGCTTCATTGTGGATGTTTTGCTGAAACGTCTGGGCCTCGAATCGGGTCTTCTTGGTTGTGGCAGCATCCCATTCCTTGGCCAGTGTTCGGACGGCAGCTGCTGCCGTATCGACTTTATCCCTCAGCTGGGACAGGGCTGCATCCGGCGCTCCGTCAGTTGCAGCCTTATTGAATGCTTTTTGTGCCGTTTCCAGATCGGCTAGCTTGGATTTTGCTTGCTCTGTTCTCTCGTCGGTCTGCGGTGCACCGGTGATCGCGGAGTGCCACGAGCCTACTGACTGCTTCTCCAGAAGTTCAGTGATCTTGGTAATACTGTCGCCAAGTTCCTTATTCAGATTTACGGCAGCGGCTTTTGCCTGCTCCAGAGCCTCTTTGACTTTGTTCTGCGTGGGTCTTCCTTCCAGCACGGCTATGTGATCTGCCAGCTTGAGACGATCTGCCTCAAGAGAAGCCGTGTGCTTAGTCAGCGCCTCGGTAGCGTCGTCGAGGTCTTTCTTCTGCTTCTCTAGTTCCTCGCGGTGCTTCTGTGCCGCTTCCGTCGCATGGAAGAGGCCCATAGCAATAGCTGCAACAGCAGCCAGCGGGAACGCTGCTGCGAGAGCTGTCTGGATTCCTGGGAGTGTCGCGGCGAAGGCTGTCGCATGGCGGGGAAGGTGAATGCCAAGCATTTCGTCGATGAGCATTAGACTTCCGCGAGATTCATGCAAGTCGATGCCGTTAAAACTTTCCTGAATAGAACGCGCTGTGTTCTTTGCGTTTTGGCCAGACTTGCCAATAGGGCCATCAAACGATGCGGTGTTCGCAATGAGCGAGATTCGAATTGTTCCTTGGTCTACGGACATTTACTCACCGAATACTTGGTCAACAATTTCTTCTGCGAACGGAACTCCTTTCTGTTGCAGGTTTGCTAGGCAATCGATCCTTGCCTGCGGTAATCGTTCTGGACAGACTTGCTCCAGTTCGACACGCATCTTCTTGAACATCACAATCAGTTCGTCACGCTGGGTTTCATCGGCGGTCTTGCCAACGAAATCAAACGGGGTAATGTTGTGAGCGCCATTCGCGGCGGCGGTCATTGATGCGTTGATGCCAGCGAGAAATTGCTGGCGTTTGAATTCAATCTGACGTTGTTCCCACAAATCCCAAAAGTCACCCGTGGTTAACTCGCCAAACTCCTCAATCGTGAGCCTGAACCAATATCTGGCGAAGACCCACATCTGTTTCAGTCCATGGGGTGCTTCTTCTAGGACTCTTGCGGTTGAGTGCTTGGCTGATCTTTTCCCGGTGCTTTGTTCTCCTCGGCGGCTTTTTTCAGACGCTCAAGGACGCCGGGGAATGCCAACTCAAAAAGCAGGTTGTGGAGTGTAGGGGCATGTTCGGGGGTAAACCATGCAAACACTTCATCCAGCATGATGTTCGGATGAAAGCGCTTGAGGGCGTACCAGCACAGCTTGGCTGTTTCCACTGCCGTCATGCCGACCCACGTCTGCGGCAAAGCAAAATCTTTGCCCAACGTTTCATTGGCGTTGGCAATGGCGTTCATATCGAGCGCCAGCTTGTATTTCTTTGTTCCGTCGTCGGTCTCAACTTCGAGATTCGAGACGTTCATTACGGCTTTCTTCAATACCTGATAATCCATAAATGCCTGCATGGGAGGGACAGGACACACCTGCCCCTCGCTGAGATAACGCAACCGAACCGATTAGGCCAAAGTCAGAGGCCCGCTGATCTTGATCTTCACGCTCAATTCTGTTTCTTTGTCGAGCGTGATCTTGGTTTCGAAAGTGGTGATGATGCCAGCGAACGTGTAGGTCAGGAAGCCGGATGGGTTCACAACTTTGAAATTGTGCGTGGCGGCTGTCCCCTGTGCGAGAGAAGCGGTTCTCAGAGCAGCATGTGTGGTGTCGGCAGGGTTATAAATAATGCTGATTGAAACGTCACCGTGATCTTGCAGAGTGGCGATATATCTACGGACTCCGTCCGTGTTGTCTGCGCTGGTGACTTCTGGCGTGTCAACTTTGAAGCTGCCAAGGTCAACCGACTTAACCTGGGTAATGGTGGTAAATGTCCCAGACCCTAAAGTTGTTTCAAGCTGGAATTGACCACCCGTCAAAGTAAATGTTGCGGCTGTTACGTTGCTCATTGCGTGTTACCTCATGCGTTCCTCCTTTCTTTTTTGGGAACGAAAGCCGTTTTAAGCGGAACGGCAACGCTAAGTTGATCGAATCGAACAGGCTATGGAATGACGATGTCGTGATACAGAAAGTCCACTTGCAACAATCTGCGATACACATACCCGCCTGAACTCTGCTCCAAGCCCAAGTCCATTTCCTTCACCGGATATGAACCCTGCACCACGGTTGTCCCTAACGAACCAGTGAGGTTCTGAACAAGCCTCTTCACCGTGTCTGAAACCTGATTTGTTTTCGTGTAAGTGGCTGAGTAGCTGTCGAACTGCACTCTTTTTCTGTGGCCATTCAATACACCTTCAGCAGCAATAAAATCCTGCGTGTACACAACTTGAAATACGAGCGCCGGGTCCGTCGGCTGCCCCTTTGGGACAAATCCTTTCCATATGTTGTTGGCGTTCCCGTCCAGAGCAGAGATCATGTCTAAGTTGGTGGACAGAAGCGTATAGAGATCGTTTTCAAGCATTTACTTATTCAGGGCTTCAATGGCAGCGGCTAGTTCCGTTTGAAATGCGGAAACGACTTCGTCTTTTTTGTTTTCGTAAGCCACACTGACAAATGGCTTTGCCGATTCGTGAACCGTTCCGAATTCGTGGAAGCGAGCAACTTCTGCTGCGTCGCGCTTCCGCTTCGATACATCGGGCGGATAAATATCCACGGTCGGCCCAATCGTGACTGCTATCGAGCCAGTCGATCCATCGTCATCACCGGCACCCGCTTTGCTGCGGATGCTTATGTGTTCGGAAAGAAAGTCCGTATCTTTTGGAGCAAGGCTTTCAATCTCTTCTTGAAACAAGACGGCTGATTTTCTTTCAGCACGTCGAAGCGCGGTCTTTGCTTGCTTAGGGGCCAACTCTGTCAGGAGTCGCTCCAAATCTTCCAAGCCGTCGATTTGACACACCACCTCTGCCATGCCGCTACACTCGCTCGTAGCAGTACAAAGCCAAGTTGACTTTGCGTTCGTCAGGGTCTAACGCTGCCTGAATGTCGAAGATGCGGCCATCTGATAGCTGCACGAGATTGGCCGACGTGATACCGGGCATCCAACGGATCGTCACTTTATGTGTGGCTTCCGTGGTGACCGACTCGGGCTTTTCTATGTATTTCGAAGTCAGCGCATCCACGCGTCCCCAAACCGTTGCAACCAATTCATGCGCCTGGACGAATTCTCCGTCAGCATCTTTGCTTTGGCTGGCGGTCAACAACGCCACACGCTCTGTCATCGAACCGGCAGAGACATACGAGACGTTGTTGGATAGGCGTCGTGGCAACATCGGCTTAGTTGTAACGAACCACAGCGAACTTCAATTGAGCGCTGGAACTGGTCAGAAACACGAGGCCGCTGGGCTGAATCCATCCTGCAAGCTGGCTCATCTGAATGGCGGCATTGCCACTGATGGCGACGGTATATGTGGTTAGGCTTGCGTCAGAACGTCCAAGGGAGTCAGCAACGCTCGTAATACCGAAGGTGTGAGTGGCGGCGTTATCGGCATTCTGGATGTGCAGAATTTCCTTTCCCGTTGCCACGAAGCTGTTGCCGTTCGCGGTGTCGCTGGCGGTGTAAGTAATGGTCAAGTCTCCAGCCTGAACGCTGTAGTTGTTGGGGTGGAGCTGTTGAACGGTTAATGCGGTTTGTGGCATGTGCGGTACCTCTTAGCCCCTTGAAGGGCTGAAATCGAAAATCGTGTTGCTGTTCAAAAGCTGTTCCACACTGTGTGGAACACTGCCCACCTGTCCGGCTGCCACGGGTTCGCGATTGCTGTGCCAGTGATTAACCAGCATCAGAATTGCGACTCTCAGGGTTTGCGGTATTGCGAGTGCAACCACTGAGTCGGGCTGTTGTTTGGGCGGATTTGCCCCAACCGTATGTGTGTCAGGCGGTGCTCCCGGGTCCGGGTCATATCCTGCGGTGAAAGTGATTTCAACCGAGTTGGCTACATACAGGTCGGCTGGCCAAAACTGTCCAGGCAGTGGAAATATGCGCGCTGGTTCTGTAATACGATCCACGACAAAGTCTGTGTCTTGCTCCAGCGTCTGCGCTGTCCCGTCGGCTGCGATGTAACGCATTCCTTCCACGCTCTTCAGCGGTGGAAACGGAACCTTTATCATCTGGGAATAATTCCAGAGGGTTGTTGAGTAACGAGGAAGCGAATAATAGTTCGGTGGATATGCCTGCTGTGAAGCAATCGAATCCGTGTAATAAGGATGCGAGTCCATCACCATTACGAACTGGCGCTGTGCGAGAACACGCCCCGTCCACTTCTCACAGTAATCACGAGCGGCAGAGATCAACGCTGAGATAAGAGCATCGTCGTCGGCCCCTATAACCTTGCAAAAGTTCTTGGCTTCTCCCAATGACACGGGTTCGGATTCTGGTAATGCGATTTGCTTGACGTAGGACATTCAGGCCACCACGCCGATTGGCGTAATGCGTGAAAGGGAGCCTGCTTGCGACTCCCTTCAAGGTTGGGGGCTGTGATTAGCCTTGTACCAAGTACTTCACTGGGTGAGTGCCTGCGTCCAAGAGATTGCCGTCGTAACGAGAGAAGCCGACGAAAGCAACCTGACCGAAGTCAGCGAAACGTTCATTCAAGCGAACGATAGAAACTTCCTTCACCTGACGAACCAAGTATTTTTTGAGCTGTCCGAATAACACGGTCTTGTTCGTGGTGGCGATTTGAGCCATGTCGTTGTTGATGTAGTACGGATATCCCAAAATGGTGGATGGAACATCGGAAGCAAAGTCTCTTTGGAAAATCGGACGACCCTGCTTATCCAGCAATTCACGGATAGCCTTAAGGGTGCTGTCGTGCATCATGAATGCAGCTCCCTGACGGTAAACCGGATCAACGCTGTGGATGAGTTCGGTCAAGTCCTTGGTGCCAATGCTGTTTGCAGCAGTACCAGAACCACCGTCGTTACCAGAAGAACCGATTGCGGTCGGGCCAACAGTTGCTGCGGTCACAATGCCCTTGGGTTCTGTCGTTCCTACTCCAACGGTGAACTTGGTGTTCAGGATGCGACCATTACGCTCGGCCATCTGGGCCTTTACGAATGCGTCGATATCGAATGCGGAATCCTGCAACAATTCGATGCTCACCTTAATCATGTTCGTGGTGAACTTGAAAGCACCGAACGTCAAGCTGCCAATCGACATGTCAGTGCTTGAGGTCAACTGCGCGCCTTCAGCCAAGATCGCACCGACATTTGTGGTGTCGTTGCTGTTCGGATAAGGCATCGGATTGCCCGAAGCGGTCTGCATGATCGTGGACGTAGACAACATCGGGCCGTAATACTTCATGGCCTGCTCGATGTCGTACACGTAGCCCTGCGGAACAAGGAAGCCGCCAAGGGTTGTGGTGCCAACACCAAGATCACGGAACTCAGAATTTCTGCCGGTCAGGATGTCTCGGTTTTCATTGCTCATTTGACCGATGTCCTTGCAGAGATAATCTTTTAGGGCAGCGTTATAGGCAGCATTGCGCGCTTGAACTGTGCCGCGCATCTCTGCGGGAACTTCGTTCAGGTGCAAAGGCTTTACACCACTGTTATTAAAGAGAGCGCGATAGCTAGCGGCGGAGAGGGTGCTTTCGCTGGCTTCAGAGGCGATTGCATTTTCAGGTGGGCGTACAGCGCGGGTTTCGGAAGCCAAGGCTTCAACTTTTTCAAGACGCTGGATGTCAGCGTGTAGGGCATCAGCGTGGATCATTAGGCTGTCAAATTTAGAGCGGGTCTCGGCAGTCATTTCGCCGTTAGCAATTGCTTCGGCGTCATAAATCAACTTGCCATGCTGCTCTCGCAGTTCACGAGTTTTACTCATCTCCTTTCTCCCGGACGGATATGTCCGAATGGTGGATTTAGAATTTTGTGTTCACATTGCGAAGCCGGGTTACACGCGACAGGCGGGAACTGCTCGCTCTAGTTGGGTAAGCTTGCTATTCAAAGCAGTAGCATCCTACGCTTACAAAACTTGCTCACTTACAACTGTGCCGCGGAATTCCGCGAGATGCAAATACTTTATTTGCGTTTTGCAATTTCAACCTGCATTAACATCCGATCGCGATCATTCGTGTCCTGCACGACGGCAGGCGGTTCAACGACCTCTGCTGGCTGCTCCTTCGTGCGGAATTCCACCACTTCAGGAATGCCATCGGGCCACAATGAACGAACTGAAACGGACGTTGCCGGATATGCCGGAAACGGACAAACGGAGACCTCGAATACTTCACAGTCGGTTATGCTTCGGGTCATCGCTCCGCTATCGGAACGTGTCCAGTCATCTTGTAAGCAATAGAAACCGAAACTCATTCCCGTTACATCTCCGCGCTTCACGAGCGTGGAAAGGTCACGAGCTGCGGATGTGTCGGGCAGGATGCATTCGTAATACAGACCTTTGTCATCTGCTCTCACCTGTAGCGTTCCGCTGCGTGTCCTGCCCAAGATTTGGCTGGTATCGTGGTTTATCAAACAGCGGATGTCGGGCTGTTCCCCAAGGCACCGGGTAAAGGCGCCTGGCGCAATGATTTCGGTGAAGCCCCCCAGGTCTTCTGACGGACTGTCAAAGACTGCTGCGTAACCGCTGAGGGTGTTGTTATCGCCTGAACGAATTTCTGCGACTGTGATGGTTCTAAATTCTCTCCTGTTACTCATTTATGGCCTCGGCCTTGGCTTTCTTGATCGCCATGGTCTTTGAAACTGACAGGTGGATTGCTCCAAGTG